CACAAAGGTTCCTTTTGGAGGTGGTGGCGCGCGTAGTCGAAGACGAGGCTTCTTATTGGCTGGATAATAACCAAAAACTTCGTTATGTGGCCTTTTGAGATTCCTCAAACCGGCTGAACGACGATTCCTAGAATCTAAATTGTGCGCAGCAGCTTGCGTTAATGGAATGCCACCAAGAGTCCTTGTTGCGGCGTATCCTAATTGGGGAGCAGCCAATCGCACGACAGTATTCAAAGAATTCATCAGTGAAAAATTTTCGCTTGTCGCTTATATAAGAGTGACGCTGACGCTGGGGGCGGGTAACATTAATGTCCGCCCCCTTCCGCTTCGACGCCAAAAATGTCTTCCTCACATATCCAAATTCCGGAACGCTCACGAAGGAACGCCTACGAGATTTCCTCACTCTCGAGCTGGGTGCTCGATGGTACCATATTGGACTCGAAGCTCACAGTGACGGGAGACCTCACCTTCACGCTTACGCTGGATGGGAGGGACGACACCGGGCACGTGGCGCCAACCACTTCGACTGCGATGGTCAACATCCCAACATTACTATACCAAGAAACACAAAGGACGTACGGAAGTATATCGCAAAGGATGGCGACGTTCTCAGCAACTGCGCTGAGGCTGATTTCGGAGACTCTGAGGGAGTATCTCATAAGTGGGGTACTCTACTCGGGTGCGCGACTAAACGAGCTTTTATGGACGGAGCTAAAGAACTGGATCCTCGTACATTTGTGCTCCAGTACGAGCGACTGGAATACTTTTGTGACAAGCACTACGGTCGAGAGAGCGAGCCCTATACCGGAAGAGGACGAGACGCGTTCATGGAGCCCGACGGGTTGGCAAGGTGGGTTCTAGAAAGTTATGAGGTGGGCGCGTGCCGGGGGGGCCCCAGTCCCCTCCCTCCTCGTTAATATATCCTCTCATGCCTATTGTCTTTTTTTCTTTAGAGACCGAGGACTGAGAGACCCAAGTCACTCAGCTTGGTGGGCCCATCTCGACTCGGGAAGACTGAGTGGGCGCGATCTCTTGGCCCTGCCATCTACATGTGTTCACAATTCAACCTCGACGACTGGGATGACGACGCAGATACCCTCATCCTGGACGACTTCAATTTCGCCTTCTTTCCTCACTGGAAAGCCTTTTTCGGAGGACAAAAACAACACGTGGTTACCGACAAATACCGAAAGAAACGACGAGTCAAAGGAAAGCTCCTCATTTGGCTCTGCAACGATGCCGCGGATCCTATCAGAACTCTTTCCGGAACTGAACTGGAATGGTATTACGCTAACGTGACAACTATTTATTTAACTGAAAAACTTTACTGAACGTTCTTCCAATAAGAAGTAATTCTAAGTGCAACCTGATATGACTCAGTAGCTGCTGCCATAGTAGGATCACCAACAAATATCTGCATTGCCCAATAATGGGTATGCCATTTGCCAAAGAAGGGAGCTGTAAGTGCACCTTCAAGTGTATCCTGTATCTCCCATTTACGATTAATGGGATACCAAACCTTCTTCTCTGCGAAAGATTTTCCCGTAGACTGACCAAAGGTCTGAAGGCGGGTCTTCACAAACTTCTTAACTTGAACATTAGTCTCATCAAAGGTAGTTACCCAATTACGGGGAGCATAAGGATTGGCACCGTCGAACATTTGAATATTTTCATTGGGAGCGACGGCCGCGGGCTGGACTACGGCGGTAGTCGTACTGTTATAAAACGTACCACCGGCCCCGACAGGAGACTGTTGACGCGAGGTCATGTGCCATTGATGAATTCGGGCCATGACGGCTTGGGCAGCAGCATCTGTTCCGGCATAAACCTTCATATAGACTTGAAATCCGACCAAATATATAGTGCTTCCAATAAACTGATTGGTCTGAACGCCTTGGGCAATATTGTAACTGAAAGGAGCAAAAATGAGCGTCTGTACGGCAGTGCCGTCCGTAGGAAAAAACTGGAAATCAGGTTCGAATACTTGGACCTTATTAGTTTGCGTAAATGCAAGCATACGCTTCTGCATTCTATTAGGCCTTGTACGGACACGACCGAAGGCTGGCTTCCTCTTTCGTCTGCCAATACGGCGACGACCTCGCCTAAAACGGCGACCTCTAGTACGACGCATTCTCACAAAGGTTCCTTTTGGAGGTGGTGGCGCGCGTAGTCGAAGACGAGGCTTCTTATTGGCTGGATAATAACCAAAAACTT